AACCGGCAACGGTATCAACCAGCGCTACGACGTTATCAATTCCGGTCCAGTCGCAATTGACGTGTACCACGTCACCAGGGGCAAAATCTCCTTCGCTTTCGAGGGCGACAACGGTATGTTCGGCGTTCGTGGCGCCGGTAAACGTCACAGCAGGATCATAGCCCGACGCCAGATAGACGTGCGAACCGTTAGGCAATGCAAAGCCCATAGAGATATCTCCATTGAAGTAAATTAAAAATGTGCGGCAGAGATCAGAGGATGGTTTCTGCGCGGTAGGTCAGGCTGACCGGAACAGTCCAGTTCACGCCGTTGTTGATGCCAGGATGGATAGCAGGGAAAGATATTACCCAGCAGGAAAAACCTTCCCCGGATAGCTCAAGATTTTGAGGAAAAAGCGCGGTGATATTTTTTGCCGTCTGCGCGGCCAGCGTTCTCCCGGATGCCGCTCGGGCGATCACATTAACCTGATAAACACCGGGAAAAACCAGACACGTTCCGGCAAGGTCAATGCTGTAAGGTGTTGCCGGCAGGTCGTGCGACTGAAGATAAACGCCCGTTTCGGGCGGGGTGAATTCCACGTTATCCCAGGAAACGGGAATACCCTGCTCATCAGCCCATTTTCCCAGATGCTTATCCAGCAACGCAGCAATGTCAGGCTGAATACTCACGATAACCGCCTGATTTCCACCCTGCCGTAAAGCGTGGTTTTCTCCACCTCGCCATTCAGCGCCTTCATCAGCCCCCGTCCATCAGCAACGGCACAAATCACCAGGCCTTTTTCATCATCAGCCGTCAGGCAATATTTGATGATTTCACCATCGAGCCTGACCTCGTAGCGCTCTGCGCCAGGATTGATACGTTTACCGGGATCGTCATCCAGAACAGTGATACGCATGATTAACTGACCTCCTTAGCCGCTTCCTCAAAGAATCGCGCCGCTTCTGCGGCAGTGATACGCACCATCCCACCCGGAGCCTGTGAAGAATGCCCCATTTCAAGCGGATAGGCATAAGGGACGTTATTGCAAAAAAAGACCTCCTTCATGCCAACGCGAAACTGTGACAGCACATAATTTCCGGCGCGCAAAGTTTCACTGCCGCTTTTATCAATGCGCCCTGTTTCTTCCGTTGTCCTGGCGTCGAAAGACACCTGCCAGTTACCGCGAAACCGCCCGCCCGTGTAACCTGCCGGGGATCTGATCGCCATGCTGTCATGCACCTTGCGGCCTCGCTTAAGGCGACCGTTCCGGGTCAGGTTGTCAGGGTCATTTCGCAGCTGATCGTTGTACTCAGTGACGGCGTTGTTGTACTGCACCGCCGTCTGGTTAACTTCCCACAGTTCCGGGTTACCAACCGGAGACATTTCGACGAGACGCGCCAGGATACGTATACAGCCAGCTCTGATTACCTTCTCCTGGTTGGCCTTTGCTTTCGCCACAAATGCGTCAATGGATGCCATGAAGTCGTCATTTCCCGCCATGCTATGCCCTCAGTTGCGCTTTATAGCAAATCACCAGCGAGGCGGGTTTAACCGGATTTGGTTTGATCACACGGTGCTGTTTGCCGTCCACGGTCACCAGATCGCCAACCTCAATAACGTTTTCTGACGTGAAAACGATTTTTACGTCGCCCCGCTGAATAACCGTTCCGTCAATTTCATCCGGGTTGTACTCGGTCTTAACGCCCCATGCAGAAAAGCGCATGTCATCGGTCTGATGCTCAACGCCTCCGATGACTGAAACAGTGCCTTTCCTTGTAACCTGATACTCAGCGCCGTTCTGACGTAACAGCGTGTCTGAGCGTTGCTGCATTCGCTGATAGTTGATTGCCATTACGCTCGCTCCGAGAAAGTATTAATGGCAAACCCGCGACCGCCCATAAACGCAGCCAGAAGCGCGTCAACGGCTGGATAGGACGGAATGAAGGCCTCACCGTCAGCAACGGCGTAAGTCATCGTCACAGCCCCTTCCACGCGCTCAGTTTTCACCGCAGCCTCACGAGAAGAACCGAGTAAATCACCGTCAACCGCTTCAACCGCCAGCATGCACTGCGCGGTAATAACCTGACGAGGGATCTGATCTGACGGGAAAGGATGCCCGTCAAACTCGATATCGTGACGGGGCCAGCACAGCGGCTGTGACGGGCTGGCGCGGATGCCGTACCAGCTCAGGCCTTCCAGATAATCCATGGCCTTCAGGAGTATCGCGGGAAGATTTTCCGGCAACGTCAGATCCCGCGCGGTGGCATATTTCTGCAAATCGGCTTCGCTGGCGTAGCTGTTAAAATCCGGGGAGGTGATATTGGTATCTATCATGTCTCACCTAAAATGATGGGGGCTAAGCCCCCTGTGGATTATTCACCGTCTTCTTCAAAGGTGATTTTTTCTGACGTTTCACTTACGCCATCAACGGTTGCGGTCACGGTAAATTCTCCGGCCTCTTCCGAGGTCAGTTTTACCGTTGAGCCACCAGCCGAACCCGTCGAAGTGGAATCCGTACTCAGTTCACCGCCAGTTGTCACCCACGAAACATCCGCACCTGAAACAGGCGCATCATCTTTGGTGACTTTAACGGAGAAGGTTACGGAATCAGTACCGTCAGCGGTGACGGAGGTTTTATCCGCTGACAGGGTTACTTTACGGGTTTATCGACGGTTTCAGTGCCGGTGAGTTTGATCAGCACACCTGCGGTAGATTTGTTGGAGGTGAAGTGTTTTTTCCAGTTCCCTTCAGTACCGATTTTTTCCAGGCTCGGGTTTTTGTCGCCTTTCGACTCATCCCAGCTGTAACCCAGAATTTCAACGTTCACCGTTCCTTCAGCACGGAAGCCGACAGCCAGGTTTTCCTGTTCGTTGATGTCGTAAGAGCGGAATCCTGGAACCTGGGACTCGGTGACATACACCGCACCCTGAACCAAACCCAGAATACCGTCCACGTCCATCGAGTCAGTGACAAGGACAGGTTTACCCAGCGTGCCAGGCTGACCGCCGTACACAACCACACCTGCTTCTTCGTGGATTTTGTTGGCGATAGCCTCATCCACGATATCGAAATAGGTGGCGGAGTGCATGACGAACAGCGCCACGCGGTTAAACTTGTCGCCATATTTACGCAGACCACGGGTCAGGGTGCGCTTACCGTCCGTTTCGATATCGGCGGTGACCACCATATCAGCGTTACCACCGATGGCAGCGATCAGCGCTTTAAGGCCATATTTTACGTAACCTTCAAGCGCCGCGTCAGCCACGTCCACGCCAACCACTTCAGAAAACTCGTCAACGCTGCGACCGCGACGTTTGAATGCTTCTTCGGTAGTCTGGTACGGGCCATATTTCCACGGTGCTTTTACCGATACTGCTTCACCCGCGCCGATTTTTTTACCTTTCACCGTTTCGTCAGAGTTCACATCACGGGTTTCGATGCTGCCGCCGACTTTGTAGAACGCACGTTTACGGAAGTCACCTTCGATCAGTTCGTTGTCCAGAACGATGGCACCGTTTGAGGCATCGTTGAAAACCTGCAAATTATCCTGGCGACGCTCAAGGAAAGCGGTCTGCGCCAGGTCGTTATAAATAATCAGGTCAGAGTTTACAGTTGTGGTCATTGAGAAAATCCTTTATTTCGGAAGTTTGAGAAAAGCCTGCTGGCCATGTTTGCGGATATAGTCAGTTTTTTCCTGAGACGACATTTCTGAGCGCTTCAGGTTTCCACCACCTCCACCTGGTTTATGTCCACCGCCACCCGTGCCTTCAGCAGCCGGGAAGAGATGCGGTGCGGTATCTTTGAGTGATTCAGCCCATTCAATCGGGCTTAGTGGCGTTTTACCGTCCTTGCCGAGAATGGCATTGCCATCGGAATCAATGGCAACAGCTTCACCTTCGTCGTTGACCTTAAACGTGCCACGGGCGCGGAGGATCAAGTCATCTGACGCGGTAGGCAGCGCCCCGGCCTTCAGCCCCGCCTCGCGGATTGCATCAGCCAGAACGCGGTCACGGAATTTATTGGCAAACGTCTCTGCCTTTTCCGCGCGCCCAAGCGCCTCATTAATTTTTTTGTCACTGTCGGCACGGAATCGCTCCGTGCGCTTTTCCAGTACCTGGTCAATTTTCCCTTCGGCGATCAGCTTCGCTTCTTCGTCGTCAGAAAAACGCTGGAGAATAGTTTTCACCGCATCAGGATCGATACCGTCAAAGCGGGCCAGGTTATCTTTTTGTTCCCGGATTGTGCCGAGAAGCTCGTGGTTTTTGTTTTTTAATCCTGCTGTTT